TCTCCTTTACTGTATTTCTAACGGTATCTGTTATCATTTTTCTTACAGCTTGTAAATTGAAATGTAGAATAAACTAAAGAAGTTAACTGATCTGTTTTTGCCATTATCTAAAGGGGTATCCAAGATTCCATATAACCAATGAATATCTAGTTCCTTTTGTAACGGGTTTCACTCTATGCCAAACGTGTGATGGAAAAACTACAATAGAACCACGTGGTGCAATTTCAGCACATTTTTTAATGTTTGGTTTATCTGGATTCATGTTTCTAAAATCAAATTCTAATTCTCCACCTTTATAATCTTTTGGATCTGATAAAGAACATGTAACAGATAATTTTCTAATTTTACCATTAGTATCTTTATTATCTGGATTTGCGTATGGAGTTTCCCAACTATCACAATGCCAATCATAAAATTGATTTAGTTTATATTTAGTAAATTGACATGACTCACTGAAATCCCAATCAAAATTCCAACCAGCTAATCTATTTGCTTGATGAATGAATGGTTGAATTTCTTTGTAGATCCAACGATCGTTTAACCAAACAATATTTGAATCTCTTTTCTTTTTTAAATCTATTATATCTTTATCATCAAGTGGTTTTCCTTTATTAACTTTTTCAGTTTGACCACCAGTAAGTGCTAATTGTTCTTGTTGAGAAATTCCGTATTTAATTAACTCATCACAAAATCTAGGTGTAAGTGCACTTTGAAAATAGTAATAGTAATTCTGTAAATTCATTCTAATGACTATATATTAATTTCTATAGGATTTGTAAAGAGTAAATTAACTTATTGTTAAATCTCCAGAAACCGTGAATGTAGCCACTTTACAACCACCAGCTGGTGCCGGTAATGTTGTAACTGTGTTTGTTCCAGGACTTGCTGCAAGTCCTGCTGATCCTGGAGCTCTGACAATAATAATACCTGATCCTCCTGATCCTCCAGTTCCTGCTGGTGAACCACCTGCCCCACCACCTCCTCCTCCTGTATTAACTGTTCCTGGATTACCATTCAATCCTGCTGGACTTGGTCCTACTCCAGCTCCACCTCCACCTGCTCCTCCTGAACCAGCTGCTTTACCACAAGCACTACCACCTCCACCTCCACCTGCGTAAGTAACTGCTGATCCTGAAATACTATTTGGTGCTCCTGCTCCACCTGCTCCTGAACTTGCTCCTCCAGCTACACCTGCTGCTGTAGCTCCACCCCCTCCACCTGAATCTCCATTAGGTGTACTAGCAGCTCCTCCTGGGTTTCCTTGTGGTGGACTTACTGGAGGACTATTTCCAGTGCCTCCTGCTGGAGCAGATACACCACAAGCAGTTCCAGCTCCACCACCTGAACCTCCTGGAGAAGTTGGTGATAAAGTATGATTAACAACTCCACGACCACCACCTGCTGATGTAATTGTTGAAAATATTGATGGACTACCTGCAGTAGCACCTCCTCCTCCTGCTCCAATTGTTATTGGATAAGATCCTAATGTTAAAAATATTTTTGTTCCTGAATTTAAAGGTGATGGTCCATATGCTGAAGCACGATAACCTCCAGCTCCACCTCCTCCACCTGCATAACTACTTGCTCCACCTCCTCCACCTGCTACTACTAAATAATCTACGTTTGCACCAGCTAATGGCCACGTTCCGCTTTTCACGGCACTAAATTGACTTTTTAAATTCCAAACACCACTTGCCTTGTTTAATTCTTTTACGATCACGATTCCCGAACCGCCGGCTCCGCCGTTAGCATTATTACCTCCACCTCCACCATCACCTGTATTGGAACTTCCTGTTGAAGGCACTAATCCTGCTCCACCAGCTGCATATGTAACTGGTGATCCTGTAATACTATTTATTGTTCCTGAACCACCTGCTCCTCCAGAAGCGGCTGGTGTTCCAGATCCACTTGACCCACCTCCACCTCCACCTGCATTAGTAGCAGAAGCTCCATCACCACCAGGATTTCCTTGTGGTGGACTTACTGGCGGAGTGTTTCCTGCTTTTCCAGGACCATCAGTAGGACCAGTTGGACCTGTTCCTAATGCTCCTCCACCACCTGAACCTCCAGCTGAACCTGGATTACCAGATAATCCAGTACCTCCTCCACCACCTGCTGATGTAATTGTTGAAAAAATTGAATCTGTTCCTGCTGATCCAGCAGCTGTTGCACCTGGACCTCCGGCTGAACCTCCAGCACCACCTGCTCCAACTGTAATTGGATATGCTGTATTTCCACAAACTGAAATTAAACAAGATGTTCTATAACCTCCAGCTCCACCTCCAGCTGCTTTACCATAAAGAGGACTACCTTTACCACCACCTCCACCTCCTGCTACTACTAAAGCAGATGCGAGTCTAGTTCCAGGTTGCGTGGTTAATGGACTTGATGATGTTTTAGATGTGACAGTACACTTTCCAAACGATGTTGGATTGATTACTCCGATTATACCGCCATTGGGTGATCCCATAAGTCACTACTCCTGTTTAAAAATCTTTTAACTTAATTGCCTGTAGCAATCCAAGATGAAGTAGCAGGTGACCAAGCGAATGAATTTTGTTGATCGTCTTTACCAATCCATCTTTGTCCAGCTTCATCCCAAGAAATAAAGTATCTTACGTTATCTCCATAAGTTGTAACTGTTGGATATGCAACTGGTGCTTGCCAGTCGTCATTAGAGTCTAGCGACCAAGATGCAAATGGTTGTGGTGCGATAAATTTATTTTTTGTGGAATCAAACGTGTAACCAATTCCAGCATATTGTTTTCTGAAATTATTATTATAAGAAGTTTGAACCCATCTGCTTCCAGTTGTGAAAGGAACTATAGATTTAACTTTTTCCTCTGCTCCAACTGATTGATCGCCGCCATTTGCGTTTACGTCATTGTTATCTATTACAACAACTCTTAATACTAAACCGTAACTGTTTACTTCTGCAAAATGTGCCATATTTTTTAACTCCTATTTGTTATTATAATACAATTTTTTATAAAATGAAAGTGCATAATTTTATGTTGTTAATGTTCCAGATACTATAAATGTAGCTACTTTACAACCTCCTGCTGGGGCTGGCAATGTAGTTACTGTATTTGTGCCTGGACTTGCTCCAATATTAACATTTCCTGGTGCTCTAATAATAACGATTCCTGAACCGCCTGCTGCACCAGCAGTACCACTTGGATGTCCTGTAGCTCCACCACCACCACCTGTATTAGCAGTTCCTGCTGTTCCAGTTCCTGTAGGTACGGGAGTTGAATTACCTGCTCCTCCTCCACCAGATCCACCAGCTCCACCAGCTAAATTAAAACTTCCACCACCTCCACCTCCAGCATAAGTTACTGGTGATCCTGAAATACTATTTGCTGAACCATTTCCTCCTGCTCCACCTTGTCCACTAGAAGAATTAGATCCTACAGCAGAAGCTCCACCTCCTCCTCCACCAGCAACAAAATTCCCTACACTATGTAGTCCAGTTCCTCCTGTACTTCCTTGAGAAGGACTTGCTGGTGGTGTATTACCTGATCCACCTGGATTAGTTACACCATTTGCACCACCACCTCCACCTCCGCCTGATCCTCCAGAATTACCTGGTGCTCCTGTACCATCATCTCTAAATACTCCTCCTGCTCCACCACCTGTTGAAGTGATAGTTGAAAATATAGAAGGGGATCCATTAGATCCTCTTGTTCCAGAAGTAGGTGATACAGAAGGTCCTGAAGCACCTCCTGCTCCAACTGTTATTGGAAAAGATGTTGATCCTGTTAATGTTAATTTTGTTCCTCCAGGAAAAGAAGTTCTAAATCCACCAGCTCCACCTCCTCCTCCTGCATTTGATCCACCAGCTCCTCCGCCAGCTACTACTAAATAATCTACACTGAATGGAGCACTTGATGTCCACGTTCCTTGTTTCTTGTAATTGTATTGTTCACTTAATGACCAGACTCCGGAAGCAACTTTAGTTCCTGGTGCTGATATGATAACGATTCCTGATCCTCCTGCTTTACCTGGTGCTTGAGCTGATTGACCTCCACCACCTCCACCAGTATTAGAAGTTCCTGCTACACCACAAGCACCAAAAGTTGGAGCACCTGCTCCACCACCTCCGTTACCTGCAGCTCCTCCTAAAGCTCCACCTCCACCGCCTGCATAAAATACTGCAGCTCCAGTAATACTATTTGGTGATCCTACTCCCCCTGCTCCTCCTGTACAAGTACCAGCAATAGCAGCACCAGCACCGCCAGCACCACCTCCACCACCTCCACCATTTGAAACTCCTCCTGGTCCACCATTATTTCCTTGTGGTGGACTTGTTGGTGGACTATTTCCTGTTCCTCCTGTTTTAGGAGTACCAGATGTTCCTGCTCCTCCGCCTGAACCTCCTGGAACACCATCTGCGTTGTTAGGAGGACCTGTACAAGCTCCACCTCCTCCACCACCTGCTGATGTAATTGTTGAAAAACTTGAAGGATTACCTGAAGTCCCTTTTGCATTTGGATAAGTTCCTCCTGCTCCTCCACCTCCAACTGTTACAGAAATAGGAGTTCCTGAACTAACACATAATTTTGTTCCTCCTGGAAAAGAAGTACGATAACCACCTGCTCCACCTCCTCCAGAACCCGCCGCACCTGCTATATATCCTGCTCCAGATCCACCTCCACCAGCCACGACTAAATAGTCAACTTGACCTGGTGTTGATTGATTTGAATAATTAAAAGTTCCTGATGCTGTAAATGATGTTACAACTGTAGTGGATGTTGGATCGTTAACTGGACCGATAATTCCGCCATTTGCCATAGCTTAATTACCTCCCTAACTTATAATCTCGTAACTAATAAGACAGTTTAAATCAGAGTTTGCACTAGCTTTTCCTGAGATAACTTCATTTTCTTCTAAATAAAAAGAAGAATTTTTATCAATTAAATTTAATGCTGCATCAGCTGGAACTGATATAGTGCTTGCAATAGCTCTTGTATTAGTACCATCATAATAATAAACATCTACATCTGCAGCATTTGTTCCGTCTATATTTGTAATTAGAATTGAATTTATTTTAAAAACTGTATTTGCTGTTGCAGTAACTAAGTTAGCGTTTGCAGTAGTAAGTGCAAATGTATCCGTTTTTCCTAAAATCGAAGTTACATTTACTATATTAGGGTTTGCCATTTTTCTTTTCTCCTATTATCCAAAAACTATTGCCA